TAAGTATATGACAATATCATCTGAGGGTAGTAAATCAAAAGTAAAATACTTTTATTCTGATCCGTCAGTAATAGTATCACCCACTAAAGCAGTTAATATGCCTGAGGCAGATGTAACCTTTAGTCTATCATCAACAAACTATAAAGAACTGTTAAAGATGGCTGCAATTTTAAAAACACCAGACTTAGCATTGATCGGTACAAAAGGTGGCGATGTTGTTCTTAAAATTTGTGATAAGAAAAACGATACAGCAAATACATTTGATATTGTTGTTGGTCAAAGTGCAACAGCAGATTATACTTTCTATTTCAAAGTAGAGAATATGAAAATGCTAGATGGTGACTATGATGTTGCAGTATCTTCAAAATCAATCTCACACTTTAAACACACAAAACTACCTGTTGAATACTGGATCGCTTTAGAACCAGACAGTACTATTACAAAGTAGGTCTGTATGAATACAGATTTTTTGTGGGTCGAGCAATATCGACCAAAGACTATTGACGATTGTATATTACCTGACTCTTTAAAAAGTTTATTCTCTGCCTTTATTAAGAAAGGCGAGATATCTAATATGTTGTTCTCTGGTACTGCAGGTATCGGTAAGACCACAGTTGCGAAAGCATTGTGTAATCAAATGAACTGCGATTGGATTATGATAAATGGTTCAGAAGAAGGTGGTATTGATGTACTAAGAAACAAGATTAAAAACTTTGCTTCAACTGTATCGTTATCAGGCGGTAAGAAAGTTGTAATACTAGATGAGGCAGACTATCTTAATCCACAATCAACACAACCTGCTCTTAGAGGATTCGTAGAGGAGTTTCATAAGAATTGTAGATTTATTCTTACTTGTAATTTCAAAAACAGAATCATAGAACCTTTACATAGTAGATTCTCTAACATAGAGTTTAAAGTAAACCCTAAAGATAAACCTAAACTGGCAAGTAGATTGTTTGAAAGAGCTATCTATATTCTCAAAGAACAAAATGTATCTTATGAGGATAAGGTTCTTGTTGAACTAATCACAAAACACTTTCCAGATTTCAGAAAACTAATTAATGAACTACAAAGATATTCAGTAAGTGGTAGTATAGACGCTGGCATTTTAGTGAATGTATCAGATGAAAATCTAAAGACCTTAGTCACACACCTTAAAGGTAAAGCCTTTAGTGATATGAGAAAATGGGTTGTCAATAACCTTGACAATGATCCTGTTAAGATTTTTAGAAAGATATATGATACATTATATACTAATTTAGAACCATCTACAATACCTCATGCTGTATTAATCATTGCTGATTATCAATACAAGTCAGCCTTTGTAGCAGACCAAGAGATTAATTTAGTTGCCTGTTTAACTGAACTAATGTCCCAGGTCAAATTTAAATAATGTATGAACTTAAAGACTATCTAAACTCCATAAACTTCACTAAAAAGAACTTGATGAAGTCCGAAGACAAAGAGTGGATTAAGAAGTATCCTGCCTTCATAATCAATAAGATATTGTCTGGTTTTCAAGACACTATAATGCTTGTCAATGAGGTGAATCGTAATCACTTCTTAGATAAGGATATGCAATACTCGTTTCTACTAAATAGTATTAGATCAAAGAAAAGGTTTAGTCCTTTTCTGAGAGCTAGTAAACTAAAAAATATTGATTTGGTAAAAGAGTATTATGGATATAGTAATGAAAAAGCAAAAACTGTACTAGATATACTCACTAAAGATCAACTGAAATTGATTAAAGAGAAATTATATAAAGGTGGGACAAAATGAATGAATTAGATAATCTATGGCATCCAGAGAAGATGTTAGAAGTACAGTTAAAAGAACCTGACGACTTTCTTAAAGTTAGGGAGACTCTTACAAGAATAGGCGTGGCTTCAAGAAAAGACAAAAAGTTATTTCAATCTTGCCACATATTACACAAACAAGGAAGATATTTTATAGTGCATTTTAAAGAACTGTTTGCTTTAGATGGTAAGGCATCAAACTTTTCTGAGAATGACGCTGAAAGAAGAAACACGATTACTCAGTTATTAAGTGATTGGGGATTGATTGCTATATTAAACAACACGATTGCCGAGAAGAAGGCACCATTATCACAGATTAAAGTATTAAGTTTTAAAGAAAAAGGTGAGTGGGACCTGCAGGCAAAATATAATATAGGTAAGAAAATAGAAAATGAAGGCACCGAAGTTTAAAGAATTCATATCTGAAAAAGTTGAGAAGAGCAATATAGAAGTTGCTATCTTAACTAAGGTCAATGCTGATAGCAAGTCTGTTGTTAGTAATATGATTGCTAAGGAATGTAAAAGAAGAAATATTCCTTGTCATATTATTAATACTACTGAGGCTTGGGTATCAAAGAATGATTTAGACAAAGGTACTTTACTTGTATCAAACATTGATGGTGAAGATACAGAAGTAGAATTCAATCTTTCAAAAACAATTTGCTTTACACGAGCAGGTGTTCTTGAAGATGAAACTGGTTTAGCGTTATTATCAACATTCGAAAACGCAGGTGCGTTTATGATAAACACTAGAAACGGTATGCTCACTTGTGATAACAAGATGTCAGCATATATTTCTTTTGAGAGGGATAATATACCTACACCTAGAACTGCTTTAATTTCAAATGAAAAAGGATTACTTCATGCCCACGAGAAACTAGGTGGCAAGTATCCTATCATTATGAAAACACTTACAGGTACACAAGGTATTGGTGTATCAATTGTTGAATCTGAAAAGAGTATGATCTCTGTAGCACAATCGCTATGGAAGTTTGGTGCTGCTTTATTGCTTCAAGAGTTTTTAAAATTTGACTATGATATTCGTACAATCGTAATAGATGGTAGAGTATTAGCATCCACAAAAAGAATTAGTGCTAAGAAAGATTTTCGTTCTAATAGACATAGAGAGGCAACTACTGAGCCTTACAAACTATCAGACGAAGAACATAAAGTAGTATTACAAGCTGCACGTTCTGTTGGTGCTTACATGGTCGGTGTTGACCATGCAATCGTTGATAAACAATTATATGTATTAGAGTGTAATGGTTCTCCTGGAATAGGTTCAGAGTTTGCTCTATACAATACTAAATTAAAAGATAGATCGTATGTAGGAAAAAGTACACCAGATAGTGTAGTTAAAGAATTATTTAATTATCTTGCTCAAGATATTCATAGAAAATACTCATTTACAAAAGAGGCAGGTTTCCATGAAAGAATTAGTATAGATGGTTATGGACCTGTTAGAGCAAAACTTGATACAGGTAACGGAACGATTGCTTCAATGTTTCATGTTGACAAAATAGATGTATCAGGCAAAATTGTCAAGTGGGAAAAAGATGGTAAGAAATTTACAAGTAAACTAGAAGGCGAATCTCAGGCAACTCGAATGGGTGATATAGATAAAAGACCTATTGTATTTGTAGATTTAAATTTTAATAACAAACTCTATACAGATGTACCTATTGGATTAACAACAAAAGGTTCAAGAAGTACGTTTCTTGTAAATAGAGATTTATTGACTAGATTCAAAGTCAATGTAAATCCAAATAGAAAGTTTGTTCTTTCTTCTTGGATTGAAAGAACTGATCGTGATGATACACGAGGAGTTAATATTAACCCATATAAAACGCTTGACAAATAAGTCTAAATCTGTTATACTATTATATAATTAAAGGAGTGAACAATGGCATTAAATCATCAAACAAACAACCCACTATATAAGGCATTAGAAAAGAAGTATATCGCTGATATCGCTTCGGCAAATGCTACAATGATAATTTACTTTGACAATCCAGTTGCAATAGGCGAACACCCTCAGCATCTGACTGAACTAGATAAATTATTAGATCAACTTTCTGCTGCGGAAGAGAAACTTGTAAATCTAAGAAAACATTTTAACAACACACAGATATAATATAAATGAAATTCTATACTTCGGTATTGCCATATCGTGGCAGGTTACTGGTTCGTGGTGTAAACCATGATGGTAGTCATAAGAAGTTTAGAATCAATTACAAACCATCACTATTCATACCTTCAGGCAAAGAATCAAAATACAAAACACTAAGCGGTGATAATGTAGGCAAAGTTACCTTTGAAAGTATGCCTGAAGCCAAGAAATGGATTGAACAGTATAAAGGTGTTAGTGATTTTAAATATTACGGTAACACAAAATATCAATACCCATTTATCGCAGATGAATTTCCTGGCAAGATAGATTGGGATATCAAACAGATAAGAATACTTACAATTGATATTGAGTGTGAGAGTGAAAACGGTTTCCCAAACCCAGATGAGGCAATCGAACCTCTAATTTCTATTACAGTAAAAGAACATACAACAAAGAAGATCATAGTCTTTGGCATGAATGACTTTGTTAATGATCGTGATGATGTAACCTTTATCAAGTGTGATGGCGAAACTGCATTGATTGAAAAGTTTTTAGAGTTTTGGCTAGAATATAATCCTGATATTGTTACAGGTTGGAATGTAAAGTTCTTTGATATACCTTTTCTAATGAATAGATTTAGAAGACTAATGGGTGATGAATATATCTTACAGTTTAGTCCTTGGAATGTAGTGACACAACAAACTAAAAGAGATGTAGGTTTTAATAAAGAATATAATTATTGGGATATCATGGGTGTTTCTATATTAGATTACCTTGACCTATATCGTAAACATACATTTGTTAGACGTGAGAGTTATAAACTAGATTACATAGGTGAAGTAGAACTAGGTGAAAACAAACACGAGAATCCTTTTGATACATTCAAAGAGTTTTATCAAAAAGATTATCAACAGTTTATAGAATACAATATACAAGATGTAGAACTTGTTGATAAGTTAGAAGACAAGATGAAACTGATCGAATTGCATTTGACTATGGCGTATGAGGCAAAAGTTAATTATCAAGATTGTTTTGGTCAAGTTCGTATATGGGATACTATTATATTCAATCATTTGAAATCTAAAAACATAGCCGCACCTGCCGTTATAGAGTCTAAAGAGTCACGAGGGTATGAAGGTGCCTATGTAAAAGATCCTGTTGTAGGTTTTCACGACTGGATTGTAAGTTTCGATTTAAACAGTTTGTATCCACATTTAATTATGCAATACAATATCTCTCCTGAAACTTTTATTGATTGTGAGGAAGGTGTTGTTAATGTAGAAAATATGTTAAATCAAAAGTCTGATCTGTCTAAGTTAGATGGCGCTACTATTACTCCTAACGGTGCTAGATTTAGAACTGACAAACAAGGTTTTCTACCTGAACTAATGGATAAGTTATACAAAGAGAGAGTCATATACAAAAACAAGATGGCAAAAGCAAAGGCATTGTATGAAGAAACAGGTGATGAAAGATTAAAGAATGATATAACTAAAAACTATAATATACAGCTGTCAAGAAAGATTGCCTTGAATAGTGCCTACGGTGCTATCGGTAATCAATACTTTAGATACTATGACGTAAGACACGCCGAAGGTATTACAATGGCAGGTCAGTTGACTATCAGATGGATTGAACGTGACGTGAATGATTATCTAAACAAACTATTAAGTACTAAAAATATTTCATATGTTGTTGCGTCTGATACAGATTCAATCTATGTTAAACTAGGTGGCATGGTTGATAAGATATTTAAAGATCAATCTGATAATAGAAAGATTGTAAAAGTATTAGATAAGTTTTCTGAAGAAAAACTACAACCATTTATTGATTCTAGTTTTGCTAAACTAGCAAAGTATGTTAATGCTTACGATCAGAAAATGATTATGAAACGAGAAGTAATTGCTAATAAAGCAATATGGACTGCAAAGAAAAGATATATTCTAAATGTATTTAATGAAGATGGTATCAATCTAAAAGAACCTAAACTAAAGATCATGGGTATCGAGGCAGTTAAGTCTTCAACTCCTGCACCTTGTCGTGTAAAGATTAAAGAAGCATTGAATGTGATTATGAATAAAGATGAACCTGCATTGATTGAATTTATAGAGAACTTTAGAACACACTTTAAGAAGTTGCCGCCTGAAGAAATTGCTTATCCTAGAAGTTGTAATAATCTTAAAAAGTATTCTTCAACAAAAGATATATATCTGAAAGGCACACCTATTCATGTAAGAGGTTCTTTACTTTATAATAATCTATTGAAGAAACACAAATTATCAAAATACGAAACGATACAAAGTGGTGATAAGATTAAGTTTATATCATTAAAAGAACCTAATACTTTGAGAGAAAATGTTATATCGTTTTCAAATCAACTACCTAAAGAATTTAAACTACATCAATATATTGACTATGATGAAATGTTTACTAAATCATTCTTAGAACCATTAAGATTTATTGTAAATGCAATAGGGTGGAACTTTGAAAAGAAATCAAACCTAGATGAGTTCTTTTAAACACTTGACAAACCATGCAAAGCGTGATATACTAATAATATGATTAAACCTTTTGATGACTATAAACGTAATAATACACTATACAGCCGTCTATTAGACGCCGCTGGTGATGATAAGTTACCTATATTAGACAATAGAACGTTTGAATCAATGAACGCAGAATACGGTAAGGAAGATATGAGAAAGAACCTTGCTGATTATATTGCTACTGAACGACCTGTATTTCCTTTAAGAGATATATCAGAAGATGATATGAGAGATAGTTTTAATTCTTTGAAAAATTTTAACACTAACTCTATATGTACACCTAAAGAACAAGTTGAGAAAGAAATCTTTGAGAAGTATGATGACTATGAATACAGTTATGATAAGTATGGCCTAGGTTTAATTAATGGACCAAGTACTTTTAATAATGTATCAAATTATTTTATGCAAGATTTAAGATTAGAATGTGGTAGTTATGGATTCAGAGCACCTAAAGAAGTATGGGAAAACGGTGACGCATATGCTATATGGAAATGTTTAGGTCCTATATGGCGTGGTATTAATGATGTAAAACTTGTTAAAGTAAAAGATTTAGATGGTGTTGAAACTGAACAACTACTTGGCGGTGTATTAGATTCTAAAAGTTACATGGGTGCATTTAGATTAGGTACATACATTGCAACTCAATTTAAACCTGTTGTTGCAAAAGCAATATATCAAATGACTAATGCTAAAACAGTATTAGATACAAGTTGTGGTTGGGGTGATAGACTTGCAGGTTTCTTTGCTAGTGATGCCGAAGAATACTATGGCTGTGATCCTAATCCAAATACATATGCTCGATATACTCAACAAATATCAAAGTACAATAAACTATTATCTAAACCTAAGAAGGTTACAATATGGCGTTGTGGTGCAGAAGATTTACCATATCATAAGTTACCACCAATAGATGTTGCGTTTACTTCTC